AGACCCAGCTAGATACTACGGTAAGCCATCTGGTGACGCCATTGATATTATCAACATTGCTATCAACGCACAGCAGGCTAAGAACGTTTTTTTTAAGGGCTTTAAGACCAAGATTGAGAAGTCCCCCTGGTTTGCTGGTAGGTACTATGCTAAGATGGACTCTATAGAGTTTGATCATTCCGTCACTGTTTACTCTGGGCACTCCGAACGGGAGTCTCATGAGGGGTTGAACCTGATGGTCGCTATCCTTGATGAGATCTCTGGTTTCGCTAGTGAAACAAACACAGGCAACGAACAGGGCAAGACAGCTGACAACATATACAAGGCTTTCCGTGGTACTGTAGATTCTCGTTTTCCAGATCTTGGCAAGGTGGTGTTGCTGTCATTCCCCAGGTATCCAGGAGACTTTATATCTACCAAATACGACGATGCCATTATGGACAAAGAAATTATTCAAAGAACTCATAAGTTTGTAATGAATCCAGAGTTGCCAGAAGACTCTGTCGGAAACAATTTAGAAATTTCGTGGGACGAAGATCACATCTTGCAATACAAGTATCCTGGAATCTTTGCATTAAAGAGGCCCACCTGGGAAGTAAACCCCACTAGAAAAATTGATGACTTTAAATTAGCATTCTACACAGACATTGGAGATGCCATGATGCGTTTTGCCTGTGTCCCTACCTTTGCATCAGATGCCTTCTTTAAGCAACAAGACAAGGTAAGGTCTGCAATGACAATCAGAAATCCTCTGGACACTTTCAGAAGATTCGACTCAAACTTTAAACCAAAAGAAGGAGTAAAATATTTTGTTCACGCCGACCTTGCTCAAAAGCATGACAAGTGTGCCGTAGCCATTGCTCACGTAGACAAGTGGGTAAGCATTCAAGTAATGAAAGACTATGAGCAGGTTGTTCCCGTTGTCGTGGTAGATGCTGTTGCTTGGTGGGAGCCAAGGGTAGAGGGGCCAGTCAACCTTTCAGAAGTAAAGCAGTGGATTCAAAACTTAAGAAGACAGGGCTTTGACTTGGGTATGGTTAGCTTTGACCGCTGGCAATCATTTGATATTCAAAATGAGCTAAACGCTGTAGGGATTAGAACAGAGACGGTATCGGTAGCCAAGAAGCACTATGAAGATATGGCCATGCTTATCTATGAAGACAGGGTAGCCCTCCCAGCGATTGAGTTGTTGTTTGACGAACTTACCCAGCTTAAGATTATGAAAAACAACAGGGTGGATCACCCCCGCAAAAGCTCTAAAGACCTGGCCGACGCTGTATGTGGGTCTATCTTTGGAGCTATCTCTCACACGCCCAGGGATAACTTTGGAGAAATAGAAATTCATACCTTCAGGGATAAGCCAAGGCGAGTTGAAGACTTGCCCGATAATGTGATAAACTATAAGCCTAAAGAAATAACCGAAGAAGTTAAAGACTATCTTGATCAGTTCAAAATGATCTAGATGTAGGGTATTTTTTCAGGCAAAACCACTAGATTTAGTATAAACGGAGAGTACAATTGATACCTATTGACATTATTTATTTCTCCAACTATTCTGGAAACACTAAGAGATTCGTGGAGAAATTAAATGACAGCAGTGCAACTAGGATTCCTATTGATTGGGATCGTAATAGTATTACCGCTACTCAGCCTTATGTCCTTATGGTACCTACTTACGGTGGTGGCGAAGGAAGAGCAGCAATACCCCGACAAGTACGATCTTTTTTAAACATAAAAGAAAATCGTAACCTTCTTCAGGGGGTGGTCGGTTTTGGAAACAGAAACTTTGGTGAGCATTTTTGCAAAGCCGCAGACTTAATTAGTGCAAAGACAGGGGTGCCAGTCATTGCAAAGGTAGAAATATTTGGCACAGAAGACGACGTAAACATAATCAAAGAAAGGCTAACGCTGCTTTATGGACAAGAACTATAGTTACCACGAGTACAACGCAATGCTCAACCTCTATGATGAGGATAGAAAGATTCAGTTTGATAAGGATAAGCTAGCAGCTAAGCACTACTTCTTAGATCATGTTAATCTCAATACCGTTTTCTTCCATAGCCTTGAAGAGAAGATCGACTATCTCGTAGAGAATGAATACTACGACGAAGAAGTCTTGAACCAATACGACTTTGATTTTATTAAGTCTTTGTTTAAACAAGCTTATGCACACAAGTTTAGGTTTGCGGCCTTCCTTGGTGCATACAAGTTTTATACTGGCTATGCCCTAAAGACTTTTGATGGAGAAAGATATCTTGAAAGGTTTGAAGATCGTGTATGCATGAATGCCTTGATGCTTGCTAAGGGTGACAAGAAGCTTGCACAGGATCTGGTAGAAGAGATTATCTCTGGACGATTCCAGCCAGCTACCCCGACATTTCTAAACTCTGGCAAGAAGCAGAGGGGAGAGTTCGTATCCTGCTTCCTGCTTCGTATCGAAGACAACATGGAGTCTATTGCTCGTGGCATTAATTCATCCTTGCAGCTATCTAAGCGTGGTGGGGGCGTAGCTCTCAACCTAACAAACCTTAGAGAGCACGGAGCACCCATTAAAAAGATTGAGAACCAGTCTTCTGGTGTTATCCCAGTGATGAAGCTATTGGAAGATTCTTTTAGCTATGCTAATCAGCTTGGTGCCCGTCAAGGTGCGGGTGCAGTGTATCTTAATGCACACCACCCAGATATCATGAAATTTCTTGATACCAAGAGGGAGAACGCCGATGAGAAGGTTAGAATTAAAACCCTTAGCCTTGGTGTTGTTGTTCCAGACATTACCCTGGAGCTAGCCAAAACTAATGAAGACATGTACATGTTTTCTCCATATGATGTAGAGCGAGTCTATGGCGTTCCCATGTCAGATATCTCTGTAACAGAAAAGTACCAGGAAATGGTTGACAATCCAGACATCCGTAAAAAGAAGATGAAGGCTAGGGTTTTGTTCGAAACCATTGCTGAGTTGCAATTTGAGTCGGGGTATCCATACATCGTGTTTGAAGATACTGTCAATAGAGTCAACCCTATTGAGGGAAGAATCAATATGTCAAACCTCTGCTCTGAGATCTTGCAGGTAAACACTCCTACAACATACAAGGCAGACCTTAGCTATGACCAGATCGGTAAGGACATTAGTTGCAATCTTGGCTCTCTTAATATTGCTAAGGCTATGGAGTCTCCAAACTTTGGTAAGACCGTAGAGGTAGCTATCAAGGCACTGACATCTGTTGCAGACATCAGCTACATTGAATCTGTCATGTCCATTGCCGAGGGTAACAAGAAGTCTAGAGCTATTGGTCTAGGACAGATGAACCTTCACGGCTACCTTGGTAAAGAGAAGATTCACTACGGCTCTGAAGAGGGTATTGACTTTACCAACATGTATTTCTATACTGTTGTGTATCATGCCATTAAAGCATCTAATGAGATGGCTAAAAAGACTGGAGATCCATTTGATAACTTTGAGAATTCAAAGTATGCGTCTGGAGAGTTCTTTGATAAGTACACCTTATCAGAATGGAAGCCAGCTACTAAGAAGGTTGCTAAGTTATTTAAAGATTCAAGCATTGAGATTCCAACACAGGGTGATTGGGAGAAGCTTAAGAGGTCTGTAATGAAGCATGGTCTTTATAACCAAAACCTTCAGGCAGTGCCACCAACTGGATCTATTAGTTATATTAATAATAGTACTAGCTCTATTCATCCTATTGCTTCTAAGATTGAGATTCGTAAGGAAGGAAAGCTTGGTCGTGTTTACTACCCTGCCCCATACCTATCAAACGACAATCTGGAATACTTCGAGGATGCTTATGAGATTGGCCCAGACAAGATCATCGATACCTATGCTGCTGCAACACAGCACGTAGACCAGGGGCTGTCTCTAACCTTATTTTTTAAGGACACCGCCACTACCCGTGACGTAAACCGTGCTCAGATTATGGCATGGAAAAAGGGTATCAAGACTATCTACTATATTCGTATTAGGCAGATGGCACTAGAAGGAACCGATGTAAAGGAATGCGTATCATGCATGTTGTAAAACCAATTAACTGGAACAAAGTAGAAGACCCAATCGATTTGGACGTATGGAATAGGCTAACAGCTAACTTTTGGCTCCCTGAGAAGGTTCCTGTGGCTAATGACATACAGTCCTGGGCCTCTCTTACCGATCGTGAGAAGGAAGTTACCAAGAAGGTATTCACTGGGCTCACGCTGCTGGACACAATCCAGGGTACCGTAGGTGCGATGAGCCTTATGCCAGATGCTAGAACGTCACATGAAGAGGCAGTGATTACAAACATTGCTTTTATGGAAAGCGTTCATGCCAAGTCATATTCCACAATCTTTTCTACTTTGTGCTCTACAGAGGAAATTGATGAAGCATTTAGATGGAGCATTGAAAACCCTTTCCTTAATAAGAAAGCTGAAATAGTTCTTGATAAGTATGATGGCGACGACCCACTAAAAAGAAAGGTAGCCTCCACCCTGCTAGAGTCTTTCTTGTTCTATTCTGGATTCTACTGGCCTATGTACCTATCATCCAGATCTAAGCTAACTAATACCTCAGATATGATTAGGCTTATCATTCGTGATGAAGCTGTTCATGGATACTATATTGGCTACAAGTTTCAGCTA